TAGCAGACGGCACTACAAATGTAGGCAACATTGACATACAACGAAATTCAACCACAGTGGCTCGTATCACTGCTACCAAAGGACAGACACTAATGGCTGTGTACACTGTACCTGCTGGATATACTGGCTATCTTTACAAAGGCACTGCTTCAGCACAAAGCGGGTCTGATGCCACAGGCAATATGTTTGTGAGATATTTTGGCGAAGAAAGTTTTAGAACACAGCACACCTTTGAAGTGGGCGGCACCGGTGGTCAATACACTTATGACTTTGCATTCCCGCCACCCATCCCAGAAAAGTCGGATATTGATGTGCGAGTATCAGGTAGAACCAACAACGGCAGATACACCGCAGCCTTTGATTTATTATTGGTAGGGAATTGAAATGTATAGAAAATACATAAACATAGTAGAAGCAGCCAACAAGGGCTGTCCTATAGCGACTTATGACATAGATGTTAATCTAAAGAATCGTCAGAAAGCTATAGATGAGTATCACTATGGTCCTGCTAATCCAGACGAGCCTGAAAGTTATTGGAAACAAGCTGCCCGGCGTTGGAACATCACAGAGAAAACTGCCAAGACAATGCTGTGTGGTAACTGTGCTGCATTTGATGTATCAGACAAGATGTGGAAGTGTATTGAAGATGGTGCTAAGGGCGATGAGCCCAGTGCTGATACTATGGCTACTATACACAAAGCAGATCTAGGCTACTGTAATTTCTTACATTTTAAATGCGCTGGCACACGTAGCTGTACAGCGTGGGTAACAGGAGGAGCGATAGATGACAAAGACAGAACAGAATGAATTTTTGTGCAACCACTGTAGACATCCTGCACATTGCGGACATGGATGCTCAGACGAAGCCTGCGATCACTGCCCAGAATGTGCTTGCGTACATTGTCAAGCAGAACAGGAACAAATTGAAAGAGGGTACAATTAAAATGCAAGATAAAACTCTAGCAGATTACATCAAAAGAACTTTTGAAAAACAAGAGAACAAAAATCAACAACCTCAACCAGAGCAGTATGTAGTTAATCCTGAAGACGACGGCTCTGATTCAAAACAAAATCCATACAGTCAACATTAAAAGATTAACCCCGGAAAGTATTTCTACTAACCGGGGTTTCTTTTCTATAATATTTTATTATATTGGGCTACGCCCTTAGTATATTTTATATTTTTACTTATGCACGCCTTGGTTCACAAAGTTGTAAAACTTTTGTGCGGCTTCTAATACTTTTTCAGTTCCTGGGATCTCAGGAAACGCAACTGTACTAATAACTTCGTTGGTCTTTGGATCACGCTTTGCAGTCATTTCTACTTGTGCAAACTTTGCAGAATATTCAAACTCTGCCATTTGTTTTGCCATATCAAGAACTTGTGTTCTAATTTCGTAACCGTTCTTGTTGAATGTTACTTTGGGCATCGCTGCCTTAAACTGCTCTGCCATCTGTTCCGCTTGTTTAGTTAAATCTGACATTTCATTTCTCCTTGTGTGTGTATGTCTTACATATAGGTATGTTTTTCCTATATGCTATTATATATGCCTTTCAATAAAAAAGCAACTATTTTTTGAACTTTTTTACTCGTTCTTTGATAATCTCTAGCACTTGATTATTGAGAACCACTTCGTAATGATTGCACTCCGCCTCAATCAATTCCATGTCATCGTGATGTCGTTGACTAGCAATAGTAACAACACCATCATTGCGTTCTAGTAAGAAAGGACTTTGGCCTTTCACAGTAACAATGTTGGTCCAAGGATGTTGAATCTTAATAGAATTGGCTTGTTTCATTACCCATGAACTAGGTCCTATATCACGCATGAGTCTACTGAACGGCAAAAAATATTGGGCATAGTCTGCTACGGCTGCTCCTCCATACGGAGTACTCAACGTAACAGCACCCAGTACTTGATCAGGCATAGCATTGGCAATATGCAGTGCATATATACCACCCAAACTATGCGCTACAAATGCCATGTTTTCGGTAGTTGACAATTTGAGCAACATATCTTTTAGATTATTTTCAAATCCATTACGACTGTCATAATCAATGTTTATGCCTGGTCCTAGCTTCTTTCTAATATAATTAAAACTTTCGCTAGTTGCATTAGCACCGTGAATATATACTAGGTTCATGCAGTATTTATTTGGCTAACATTAGATCTCTAGCTTCTTGGTGAAGTCCTTGTCTAGCTAAAGCAGCGGCAGCACGGGCTTGCCCAATACTGATACCAACTTCATATAGAAAGTTGAGTAATTTTTTCATAGATATTTTTCCTTTTGAGAAGTAAATTGTTGAATGTAAATTTCCAATTGTGCGGCATCGGTAATGCCTTTGGTGCTTAGATATGTATCTAAGCGATCTTGATACGTGGAATCGGGAAACATTTCTGCTAGCCGTTCCACTAGGGCTAACATAGTTTTTGATAAGGTTTTCATTTTCTTTCCTCTGTAAGTGTGTAGTGTTGCTTTGCAACATAATTATTTAGCATGCTCAGTAGAAACCATAATATATATTAGAAATATTTTGAGTAAAATATTAGGGCATAAATATATGCTCAAGGAGAAACACATGGCTTACAGTAACAAAGTTATTGATCATTACGAAAATCCTCGCAACGTAGGTAGCTTTGATAAGAACGATGCTGACATTGGTACAGGCATGGTTGGCGCACCTGCTTGCGGTGATGTTATGAAACTACAGATAAAGGTGGATCATGATACAGGTATTATTACAGATGCAAAATTTAAAACGTATGGCTGCGGATCGGCTATCGCAAGTTCGAGCCTCGTTACAGAATGGCTCAAAGGTAAAACCCTCGACGAAGCAGGAGCAATCAAAAACTCCGAAATCGCCACAGAACTAGCATTACCCCCAGTAAAGATCCATTGTTCAATTCTAGCAGAAGATGCTATTAAGGCGGCCGTAAATGATTACCGTAACCGAAACAGCAAGTAAGCGTATTAAGCAAACCTTAGAACGCCGAGGTAAAGGTGTAGGCATTCGTATAGGCGTTAAGACCACAGGTTGCAGTGGACTTGCTTATGTGTTAGAATACGTGGACAACTACGAAGCTGAAGTTGGAGTAACTAATTTTGCTCATGATGGATTTGTTGTTTTGGTAGATGCTAAAAGTCTAGCTTACCTAAACGGACTAACTATGGATTGGGTTCGCAACGGCCTAAATGAAGGCTTTGATTTTATTAACCCCAACGAACGAGATCGTTGCGGATGTGGAGAAAGTTTTAGAGTATGATAACAATAACAGAATCAGCACAACACAAAATAACAGATCTTCTATTAGAAGAAAACAACGATAAACTATCTTTGAGAACGTTTGTTCAAGGCGGGGGCTGTTCGGGCTTCCAATACGGATTTACATTTGACGAAGAAAAAAACGAAGACGACTTTGAAATTCCAGTAGGAGAATTCAAAGTGCTAGTTGATGCAATGAGCATGCAGTACCTGTCTGGTGCTGTCATAGACTACAAAGAAGATATAATGGGTGCTTCATTCAGTATACAAAATCCTAATGCACAAACATCTTGCGGTTGCGGAAGTAGTTTCTCAGTATAATTATTTGGCAGATAATTCTGTTGACATTATACAAAAAGGTAGTAAAATAAGCGTATGAAAATCACAATCGCAGGTTACGGTGTGCTTGGCCAAGCACACAAAGCTATATTAGGCCACAAACACGAACTCAGACTAGCTGACCCATTGGTGTTAGGAAAGACTGTACAGGACTTTGCAGACGACACAGACGGAGTAATTTGTTGCGTGTCTACTCCTGCAAGACACAATGGTGCATGTGAAATGGCCAATGTTTATGATGTAATAAGTCAAACAAACAAATCTACACCAATTATCATTCGCAGCACTATTTCGATAGAAGGTTGGGAAATGCTAACAGAATCATTTCCTGAGCATAACTTAACATTTTGTCCAGAGTTTTTAAGATCCGATCATGCTGAAAAAGACATGTGGAGCGAGAACGTACTTTTTATGGGCGGCAGTGGAGTCGAGTTTTGGCATGATGTATATTCCAAAGCAATTCTAAATCTTAGTGTGGGCCGTATGGATCCAAAACTTTTAATAGCAGGAAAATATTTTAGAAATGCATTCCTTGCTACAAAGGTTAGTTTCTTTAATCAAATATTTGATTTTTGTAAAGCAAAAGATATAGACTATAATCTAGTAGCACAGCTGGTGGGAGTTGACCCAAGGATTGGTGGAAGTCACACAGCGATCACAGATGAACGTGGTTGGGGCGGACATTGTTTCCCTAAAGATACATCTGCAATTATTCATTCAGCTGAACGCGATAATGTAGATTTAAGTGTACTCAAACAAGCAGTAGAATACAACAACAAAGTACGGAAAACTCCTGAATAAATAGTGTACAGGAGAAATTACTATGTCTATTTTTGAAGGTGCCGTTTCCGGATTATCAGGTGTTGCTAATAAGTTAGGTTTCAATTTTTTAACTGGTAATATACCGTTAGTCCCTCCAGCTCCAATATATGTTGGTCTGCAAGTTCCAGAACTAAACAATGGCATAGGTTCCACAGGCCCTGCAAATCATACCGGCGGATTTTTTCTTAATATTCCTAATCATTCTGCAGAGTTTGGTGACCTTGCAATACAGATGGCGCAAGAAGCACTTGTAACAATTGAACTTGCTGTTGCACTACAAACTATAACGGACCCCGAAGGCGGAATAAAAATTAAAGATGCACTCGATCCTTATCATTACAATATTGTAAGAAATGCTCTAATAGAAAATAAAGAACCAGTCCCTCCACAATTGTCTTTGTTACCTCCAGGTGGGCCAGGCCTTGGCGGCATAACCTTTAGCGGAGGAGTAGGTTTGCCAATTTTAACAGAAGTAGCTGGTGCTTTTCCTAGCTATTCATTACCCTTAAATATAATGAGTGCCGCAATAACTATGAAAACCATTGCGTTGCAGTACATAACATCTCTTTTAAGAAACTCTATTGATGCGGTAGCAGGTGCGCTAATTCTTAAAAATGTGCTGGACGACTTTAGCGTTGCAGTGTCAGCTAATGCTATACAAAAAGCAGGCGGAACTCCGCCTGAGGCTACAGTACAAACAGGCGAAGACGGAATATTTTAATGCCAAAGACCGCAAGACGAGGCAAAGATGTCGCTGGATCAACTATTATTTCTGGACGGTTAACTGTTATTGTTAACGATACACCTGTAGTAACTCTGGGTGATGTAATTACTCCGCACATACCCGGAGGCCCGCATAACGGTGCTGTGATAGTAGGATACGAGCCTACAGTTATAGCAGAAGATCGACCAGTTGCACGTCAAGGTGATGCTGCATCCTGTGGACACATAATTGCAACAGGGTCCGAAAATGTTATTACAGGAGTTTGAGTCTGTCATATGTACATATTCTTTCTGTGCATGTTACACTAAATAATACACTGGAGTGTAACAAATGAGAAAGCGAACTAGAAGCATATTAGAAGAACTTAATAATCTTGGTCGTACCAAGGATAACGATCTTCTAATAGAAACATCAGGCAGCAATATCATAGAAAGTGCTATTAACTTACTTAATCGCATATCAAACACCTACGAAGCTGAAACTGCTGGAGAACTAGAACGTCGATTCATTAATGCAATTAAGAGCGGCGACCCTCGTAAATTTAAGCGTGGCATTCAAAAAGTTATTGAGAGTAAACAAAATGAGATTGAATGAAGGCGGTAACATCTTTAAGGATCCACAGACTAAGGAACCTTTAACACAGCGCATCAACAGAGCCGATGTTGATCCTACTCTAGCTTGGCTTGAAAAAATTACAGGCATTCCACACAAGGATTTTAAATTAGGTAGCACTGGTCGCAAAGAAACTTCTGGAGACCTAGACATTGCAGTTAATCAAGAAGAAGTAACCAAAGAAGAACTAGTACAAAAATTAGCAGCTTGGTGTAAGGCCAACGGTAAAGATCCTAAAGTATACATCAAGAAAAGCGGTATCTCTGTACACTTCCTAACACCTATTAGTGGCAATGAAGCAAGCGGATTTGTACAAACAGATCTAATGTTTGGTGACCCACAATGGATGACCTGGAGTCTACGTGGATCCAGTGATGAGCAGAGTCCTTACAAGGGTGTACATAAACAGATACTGATGGCAAGTATTGCAAAAGCAAACGGATTCAAATGGAGTGCTAATGTAGGACTACTTGACAGAGACACTAATGAACTTATTTCTAAAGTCCCTGCTGAGATTGCTGTTAAGCTGTTAGGTCCCACAGCACATGTCGAAGACCTTGACAGTGTTGAAACTATTATTGGCAAGGCTAAGAGCTTGCCTAACTACGAACAATTAGTAGCAGATGCAAAAGAAACATTTGCTAGAGATAATTTAACATTGCCTGAAAGTACAGACATTGCACGGCTAAAACAATTAGCTGGCATCAATCTAAACAGTACTGTTATGCTAGGCAACGGCATTAGGATGCGCTAATGAGATTCTACGAATTTAAAGAATATGCTACTGGCTCTAAGGGTCAGGCCAAAGGCAAAGATAAAATGCCAAAAGCCAAAGCGGGGCGTACTGATCATCCCTTGCATGGAAAACTTGTAGGTGAAAAGACCAACGAGTCGTTGCAATTAGATGAAGGTGCTCGCATACAACACGCAGAAGATTTAATATTTTGGGAAGGTAGTGCAGGCGCAGTTCGCGCATTAGAAAGTCTAAAGAAATTAGAGACCGGAGGTCATAAGAATGTTACCATTAAGTGGGATGGTAGTCCGGCAGTTATTTTTGGACGTGATGAAGAAGGTAATTTTATCCTTACGGACAAGAGTGGTTTCACTGCTAAAGGTTACGACGGAAAATCAAAGAGTGCAGAAGAATTAGAAGACATGTTCTTGAATCGTTCAGGCGGCAAGAACAGAGAAAATCCTGGATACGTAAAGTTTGCAGGTAACATGAAAAATATATTTGATAAGTTTGAAAGAGCTACAGACGAAAACTTTAGAGGCTACTTTAAAGGAGACCTGTTGTATTTTACAACACCTCCAGAACAAGACGGCCGCTATGTATTCAAACCTAACGTTGTACAATATGCTGTAGATAAGAATTCTGATATAGGCAAGCGCATTGGCGCAAGTACTACAGGAATTGTAGTACATAGATTCGTTGATGAGATTGGTAATGAACGTGCATTAAAGCCGGGCGAGATTGACAGTATAGTTAACGGTCCTGAAGTATTAGTAGTACCTTCTGTAACAGCACAACGTCCTCCAGAAGTTGACGACTCTAGTTTAAAACAGCTAAGACAATTAATCAATAAAAACGCTAAAGCTATGGATACTCTGTTAAATGCAGAACAACTCAAAGCAGCTTTTACACATACCTAAACTCAAAAGTAGATACAGGCATTAACAATCTAGCACAAGACTTTGCAGGCTGGCTTGCATCTAGCAAAGTTAGCGAAGCAAAGAAACGTAAAGTGATTGAGTGGATCAACAAGAATGTATCAGGCTTTAATGCTCTATGGCAAGTAGTTGATGGAATTATGCGTGTTAAAGATGATATCATTGGACAGCTAGATCAACACGGTGCTGACATAGAAGCAAGTATTAACGGACAAGCCGGCGGTGAAGGTTACGTTCTAGCTCATCCTGAAGGCGATATCAAACTTGTTCCAAGGGAATTTTTTACAAAAGCTAACAGAGCAGTGGAGAGAGATTAATGAATAGTTATCTAAAAGAATTTGAAAATCACCTAAATCAAATCACAGCAGAAGTACTAGATGACTTTGATGCTAGACCAGAAGATGATGGTGCAGATGCACCCGGCTTTAAAAATGAAACAATGTTTAATCAACTAGGAAAAGTATTAGATAGTCAAGAAAATCCTAAGCCTCTAAACACTGTTACTACCGACGACGGCAAAACTTTTAAAGTTACAGCAGACCAAGCTCAAATATTACGTATGCTAGCAACCACTGACAAAGTAAAACCGCAGGTAAGAATGCAGTTTACTAAGGATATTCAAACATCAAATGGTTTAACTGATTTTCTTGACATCAAAGACTATCACGAAATTCCAGCATTGTTTGTAAAGAAATATCTATAATATGAAAGACATGAATTTCATTAAGGGTCTGTACGAAGAAGGACTTGTTGAACAACACCTTGACGAAGACGCCCTAGACAGAATACGAGGTAGGCGTGTTGAGCGTCTCTCTAAACAACGCCGTGTTGCTCTTTATGGTTACCTAGTTGGATTAGAAAACGCTATGAAAGCTACAAAGTTTGTTGAGCTTGCAGAAGAAGGTAAAAGTGTACCTAGTACATTCGTAGAAGGATACATGCCTATCATTGAAATGGTAGAAGACATAGTAAATTCTGGTACAGCCTACATTCAACAGCTCAAGTTACTGCATAAAAGAGCCAAAAACAAGAGCTAATTCGCCTCTTTTTAATCAAAGTGCTAAATAATTATAACAACTTCTCGGAGCGAGAAGATGTGCATTTTTGATAAAGGAGAAATAAAATGCCTTCAGTAACAAGAGTTAACCCAACAGCAGTAGCATTAGGTACAGTACAACGTACATTCCAACAAACCGTATACAAATATGTATTGAGCGGTTCCGATGGCGCAGTTGCTCTAACAGCAACTTCAGCAACACCAGTAACCGACGAAATTGGTACAACTTCAGCAGTATTCCAAGTTAAGAGTGATGGCCTTGCTATCCTTGCATTTGGTGATCGTCATGCATTGGATGTTGATGCACTAGCAATCCGTGCTGGTCGTATCATTGGTGCTGGTTCCCTAACATCAAGCGGTGTTTGGACATTCACAGCAGGTGGTACACTAACTGTAACAGAGCCAAGTTCATTGTACGCAATGTAATATTCCCCGGGATGGGAAGACTAAGCCCACTTTTACAGTGGGCTTTTTTACGGCTGTTAAATACTAGATGAAATTTAAAATCAAGACACTTGTTGATATAACAGAAACACGAGCTAGAAAAGGTGATGATCCCCAGCTTACTAGACAACAAGCAAACTTTATGACCCTTTATAATACCATAGGGTTACGCACCAACGCTACTGACTTTTATATAAAAGTTTCTAAAGAAGATGCAAAGATATTTGGATCTAGTTTTAAGGGCAAAAAAACTGTGTGGACTGCGGAGTTTTATGTAGAAGCTGAAGCTAGTTTATCAGTAGACATGATGCTTAACGATTTTGATTTAGTACCATTTATTGCAGACCTTACAGAAGATGCAAAGTTTGACTCCAACGTATTTAGAACGCAAGACCCTAATCACACAAACATTATTTTTGAACAACTAGATAAATAATACACAAGGCACACAACAGGCGATTTCAACTTAAACACATGTCCGAAAGGACCTTGACTTAATATACACGGAGAACGCCTAAAATGGCTACAACAGTAGAACGACTTGGTATAGTAGAAACTAAGGTAATAAACTTAGACGAAAAAATAGATGATCTCAAGATCGATGTTAGGGACATTCACGATTGTCTAGACAGAACAGGCGATGAGCTCAAAGCACAGCTTCACAGTATGCATGAAGACAGCTGCCAACAACACAAACAGTTATCCGCTAAAATAGCAGAGATGGAAAAAGCCAAAGACAAGTTGTTAAAATACGGCTTGGTATCTCTAGCATTCATCGCAGGTCTTGGATGGACCGGCAATCTCACTATTCAAACTGTTTTTAAATTCTTCGGAATCTGAAATCTTTAGTCGGGACCTATCCCGATAAATAACTGCATGTTATTAAGAGAACTTACCATAAGCCTTGACGAGAAACAAGTCTGGGCACGTAGCGGAAAAAAGGTCGTTCGCAAATATAGATGCATGGGCGGTCGTCGGCACGGGCGTATTGTAGCCAACATGAGTCAATGTTTTGCACCACCGGATCTTAAGAAAAGCAAAAGATTAAAAGTTACAAAAGCACGTATGGGTGCTAGATTGTCAAGAAAGTCAAATAGAACTAAGCGAGTAAATTCAGCTAGCAAGAGAGTTCAACAGCTTAATAAATCAACTAGGAAACACTGATATGTTTATTAGAGAACTATTTGAAGCTGGTGGAAACACTTGGGGCCGCAAGGGAAATAAAACTGTTCGTAAGTATCGCTGCACATATGGTCCTCGCAAGGGCAGAGTTATGAGTTCTCCAGCAGCATGCAACAAGCCCATAGACATACAAAAGAGTGTTACCCTAAAACAAACAAAACAGAAAAAGGGCGGATCGATGAAGGTTAAATCTAAACTTACAAAACGATCAAATTCTGCATCTCTTAGACTTAAGAAGTTAAATAAACCAAGACATTCAACAAACAGAGCAAGGAAAATATAATGAAAATTTCAGAAGTAATGCAGCCCTCAAAAGTTACTAAAGTGATGCCTAATCAAAGTGCAGAAATTGATAATGGCGACGGTACTAAAACTGTGATTGATCTAAAGAAAAATCCGCAAGCTCTAGCTAAAGATCCTGCTACTGGAAAAGTTAAATTAAGTACAAATGCACAGCAGAAGCCCGGGCAAGCAACTATGTCTAAACCAAACACAACAATTAAACCGGGCGATAAAGTAGAGCTTGACGACGAAATATGAAAATCAACCAACTGATCAGTTCGTTTACAATACATATGAGCAACGACGAAGCTCGTGTATACAACAGCATCCAAGCTGCAACCTATCTACACGAATTCAACGAACGTGATCGTTTCATAATAGAAAACCTAGTGCGCAAAAGTCTTATAAGTAAAGTAAGGAGCGACGGTTCTGTTATGGTGATTAAAAATGATTAACAAAATTAAACTAATACAAGACCTAGAAGAACTGTTGGATGTAAAGATTGATCCTGCTAAGTTTCCATATCAAAAAGGAAACAGTATCCGCATAGGAAAATATGTTGTTAGAGAAAACAAACGAGGTTTTTTTAGGATTTTTGATTGCGAGTACAATGCGCAGATTGCTGAAACTTTTTGCAAAACTTCAGCAATAGCCCTAGCAAAATCAATGGCTTCTGGGACTGATCATAAAACACGAATAATGAGCCTTGATCAAGACATACAAAAATGGTATAATGATTGTGTATTTTACAAGCACAACATTAAAACTACCAAAGATTATAACAGGAAAGACATACTTGAAATGCGTTACGACATAGCAAGATCCAGAACTGCAGAAGCTAAACAACAGCTAGATCGAATCATCTTAGGATGAAAAGACTAAATAAAGTGTACGCTATTCAAACTAGGAAGAGTTAATATGAATATTAGAGAAATATCTAAACCAATGACAGCTAAAAGCCTAAACGAAAGTTTAGCTAAAAGATTCGGCACTAGAATCGATATCGGTGCTTTTACGCTTGAGCAACTACAGGATGCTCGAAACAGACTGCGCACAAAGATTTCGCAAGTAGAAACAAATGAAAGTTTTGGTTCTGTACTTAAGAACGAAAGCTACCAAAAATCAAAACTATTCCTAGACGTTTTAAATGCTGCTATTTTAGAGCGCGAAGATGTAGCTGATCCTAAAAAGACTGCTGATGAAAAGCGTAAAAAAGAAGAAAAGAAAAAGAAAATTGCTAAAATTGTAGACGAAGATTCTAGAATAGTTGAAGGCGCAGAAGATCATGCAGAGCTAGTAATGGCAGCTAAAGATATGGTTGATCGTCTTACTGGTTGGATGGAAGACACAGCAGAAATGCAGACAGAATCTATGCTTGACCTAGCTGACGCAGTGCGTGATGAAATGGGCCAAGAACAGGCAGACGCATTTGTTAACTCAGTTAAGCCTGCACTAGAATCATTGTATGCTGCAATGGAAACTACTCGTGTTGCACTAACACAAGGTGTTGGACAACTAACAGGTGAAGCTGAGCCGACAGACACAATGGGCGCAGACGTAGGCGATGAAGAGCCATTGCCAGACATGGGCGGAGATATAGGCGATGACATGGAACCAACTCTAGATGATGAAGATGAATTTGCAACAGCCGCTCCAGCAGCAGGTGGTGCTGAAGAAGCTGGTCGTGCAAAGCGCGAATCAATACAGTTTTCCCGCAGATTAGGCACATTACTAAGTTCAAAAAAAAAGTAACTGAAGCTGAAACATCAATTGACTCAACAAAACTAATACAAGTTTTAAGAACAGTAATAGGCAGTGCAGACCGTAAAGGTACTACTGCCTATTTGCATTTTAATAAGCCCAGACCAAATGAAATTAAATCAGGTGCGATGAATCTTGATCTTAATAAATTAATGCAGAATGTAGATTCTGAAGAGTTTCATTACGATACTTTCAAAGCAGCCTATGACACAGATCCTAGAATAAAAGCTCTAATAGCAAACTTCAGTGAACGAGGAATAGAACCTAAGACTAAAAAAGCACCATCAGATGTACCTCAAGGTGACAGATCAAATGCTGGAGCATCTGTAGGCGCTATGGCTAAACGAGCAACTAACTTAGACGACAAATTGTAACATGCGACTAGCCAGACAGGACTATTTGTTAATTTCAAATCCGTTGTGTCTTAGAGCAGTTGAAAATCTAGACAAAGAAGATTTTCAGTATTTTGACAAAGACGGGTTTGAGTTAAATCAAGCAGAGCGCAAATTTTATTCCGCTATGCAATATCCTATCAATCATCCTATATTAAATCATGTGTGTTGGCAAGAACCTTGGTTTGAATTAGAAGATGATAATTTATTTTTAGATCATTCACTAATACTACATCGGTGCTCTTATGCAGAATATGCATTTGAACAACTAACTAAAATTTCTAAAGAAATTCCACAAGCACGTATGCTACTGCAAGCAAAACAGAAATGGGGCTATGACTTTGATCTAAATGCAACAGCACCTAGTGGAGAAGTGTTTGAAGTATTACACATAGAACACGACAATGTTAATTATGAAATGTTTAAAAATCAACTCATATGTATAGAATACACAATTAGACACATGGACTGGAAAGATGCGGCGCAACGTGTTTGGAACAAACGTGATCAATGGAAAGATCTAAAAGGCTTTGAACAAAACCATTGGAAGGCTAACTTTTTGATAGGCTGGTCTAAATCAGAATCTCTTGAAAAAGCATTTTAATTGCTTGACAAAAAGTTATTTCTAGTGTAGTATAGTTAACTAGGAGTATAATTATAATGACTTTAATTGTTGAGCGTTACAAGTATGAAAAAATAGAAAGAACGTCAGTAGAGGGAAAAAGAAAATATTTGACGCCCGACGGATTTGCTGTAGCCTCAGTAACTACAATACTAGATGCTACCAAAGATAAAACACATCTACACGCCTGGCGGAAAAGAATAGGCGAACAAAAAGCTACTGAAATTACCACAGAAGCAGCAGGTGTTGGAACCCGCATGCACAAATATCTTGAAGATTACATAGACACTGCCGTATGGCCTAGTCCGGGTTCAAATCCCTACGCACAACAAGCACATAAGATGGCAGAACAGATTAAACAACATGCTCTTTCAAACGTTGACGAAATATGGGGCAGCGAAGTAAACTTATATGTGCCACAAATGTACGCTGGAACTACTGATCTAGTAGGAGTTTACAAAGGCAATCCATCTATTATGGATTTTAAACAAAGCAATAAACCTAAGAAAGTTGAGTGGATTGAAGATTATTTTCTACAGCTCGTAGCTTATGCAGAAGCACATAATGAAATGCACGGTACAAATATTTGTGAAGGGCATGTGTTTATTTGTACTAGAGATTGTGAATATCAGCAGTTTGACATATGGCCTGCTGAATACGAAGAATGGCGCAAAGAATGGTACGATAGAGTCTACAAGTATTACGAGTCCTACGCATAAATATATAAAATAACTGTGTAGGAGAATCTAGTGGCTGTCGTACAAATAAGCAAGATACAAATTAGAAGAGGGCAGGAGAATCAAGGTTCCGGACTCCCACAGCTGGCCAGCGGCGAATTAGGCTGGGCAATTGACACACAAGCACTATACATAGGCAACGGTAGTGTAGCGGAAGGTGCTCCTACAGTAGGTAATACTAAGATCATTACCGAACACGATGATCTTTTTACCCTAGCAGATAGTTATATCTACAAAGAAAACAGCGGCGTAGTTGTTACTGGTGTAGATGCTTCAAATCCTGTTAGAAGAACACTGCAAGAAAGACTAGATGACGAAGTCAGCGTTAAAGCATTTGGTGTACAAGGAATTGAAGCAGTTGATTGTACTGTAGCTCTACAAAGAGCTATTGATCAGTTGTTTCTAAACGGTGGACTAGAAGTTACTACAAGTAACAGAGTAGTCCTTGAAATGGAGCCTGGAGTATACACTATCAGTAACACGATTTATATCCCGCCACACGCTACGATACGAGGCGCTGGATCTGGCAAAACCGTAATTAGACAAATAGGAAATAATAAAGCAGTTTTCCAAACAGTAAACGATTCTAGTACAGCAGGTACACCTGCTGCTGACTCAACTAGCACATTTAATAACCAAGCAAGAAACATTACCTTGTATGGTCTAACATTAAAAGCAGTAGGTACTAGCAAAGGTTTAGTTTTACAAAGTTGTAGAGACAGCATATTTGAAGATGTTGAAATAGTTGGTACATGGTCTCTAGGAACTATTTTGCCTCTTGGCACTGACTCTCTTGAGAACGGTGTTAACTCAACTAACATAACTTCAAATATTGGGTTAACCTTAAACAGTAAGAATGGCGGTGTTGAAACTGTTCGAAATAAATTTATAAATTGCTCAATTAAAAATTGGGCATATGATATTGTTTCAAACTGGGACATTAACGATAATGTGTTTAGTATTTGTAATTTTTCTGAAAGTGGATTTGGTGCTGTATTTGGTAAAGATATGACCATTGACGGCTCAGTTGCTAATGGTACAGCTACAGGTCCTACAAACAATATTTGGTCTGACTGTGTGTTTACCAACATAGAACGTCAGGCAATTTTAATTAATGAAGGTACTTACAACGTAAGTCGAAATAACAAGTTCATAACCTGCGGTAATGACGGTGGGTCAGACGATCAGCCAGTATACAGTATCATTAAATATTCAAGACTAGGCAATACATCCGTTAATGACTTTTTTACACGTACACGAGTATTATCTTACACACAGACAATTAATCCTTTAGTGACTCCAAACATCTTAGGCAATGTACCATACATAGCCGAAGTACAAGGACCAACAAACTACAGTTGGGGTTTTGAGCATCAGCTCACAATTTTAAGTGGACAACAGCTTACATTGTTTCGCCTACCCCAAGCAATTAATCAAGCATTTGAAATATCTTATTCAATGGTAAGTGAAACATACAATGCAATGAGGACTGGAAAATTAACTATAATGTTAAATGGTAGGACTGATGTCAGCGCCGGAACTCCTCGAGTAGAGGTTTCGGATGACTACCACTACGTTGGCGACTCAACATATCTTGACAGTATCTATTTAGATGCTATACTAAGAGATATTAACACTGACGGTAATTTTGATACATTAGTAATTAGAAGCAATAGTTTAATGATCAGCGATGACAGAACACAATTTAAGTTTAGAGTCGAAACGAAACAAACTGACCTATCTTAATGTTTGATCAAATTTATGAAGAGCGCCTTGCCACCTGGCGAAATTTTAGAGACCAATTAGAACTGTCGCTATCTCCGCTAAAGGATGTTATTGTATTTTATAAATTAGCACCCTATGTAAGCATATTAACAGATCCTTGGGATAAATCTAGCTGGTTAGGACCTTGGGAACTTCTTTATGAAAATCAATATTGTGAGTTTTCTCGTGTACTAGGAATGTGCTATTCATTACAATTAACTGAACGTTTTAAAGATAAAATGTTTGAGATACATATTGCTATGGATCATTCTAAATCTCAAACACACTACCTACTCTGCGTTAACGATTATGTAATTGGTTACGATGAGGATAACCCAGTTAAGCAAAATTCCTTACCAGACTATCTGGTATCACAAAGAATATATGTGATGCATCCGCTTCACTAAATATCGAATACAAATAATTCAACGAGCAAAATAAATGACAAAAATTACGGTAATAAAAAGATCGGGTAACAGGGAGCCACTAGCTGTAGAAAAGTGGCAGGCACAAGTAGCTAAGGTTTGTTCGGGCATAGCTGATGTAAGTCAGAGTATGATAGAGATCAAAGCTCAGCCACATTTTTACGACGGCATGACAACTAGAGAGATTGACGAAGTAACTCTAAGAGCCATTGTAGATCTTATTGACGTTGAATCAAATCCAGATTTAGGACACACTAACTATCAACACGTTGCAGGTAAGCAACGACTTAGCATGTTGAGAAAAGATGTGTATGGTGATTACACGCCTCCCCACCTTTATGAGATTGTAAAGACTAATGTAGCTACTGGTCTATATACTCCAGAACTTCTTGAGTGGTACACTGAAGAAGATTGGAATAAAATGAATGATATGCTAGATCATGACAAAGATGAACAATACAGTTATGCTGCCATTGAACAGTTAATTGAAAAGTATTTGGTACGCAATCGTGCGACAAAGGAAATCTATGAAACACCACAAGTTCGTTATATGGTTGCGGCCGCGACTGTATTTCATAAAGAAGAACCTAACACGGCCCGTATGCGTTACATCAAAGAGTACTACAACTGTGCTTCAGATGGTTTGTTTACTCTTGCTACTCCTGTGTTGGCAGGGCTTGGGACTCCTACTAAACAGTTTAGTAGTTGTGTTCTTATCCGCAGTGACGATGATTTGGATAGCATATTTGCTAGTGGGGAGATGATGGCCAAGTATGCCAGCAAACGTGCTGGTATTGGTTTAGAGATTGGTAGGTTGCGTCCGCTAGGCAGTCCTATTCGCGGTGGCGAAATCATGCACACTGGCATGATACCTTTCTTAAAGAAGTGGTTTGGAGATTTGCGATCATGTTCACAAGGAGGTATCCGCAATGCAAGTGCTACTGTATTTTATCCTATTTGGCATCATCAGTTTGATGATCTTATTGTACTTAAGAACAACCAAGGAACAGAGGAAACCCGAGTCCGTCATATGGATTATGGGGTTGTGCTTAGTAGTTTCTTCTGGAGACGATTCAAGAACAAAGAAAACATAACATTTTTTGATCCCAATGAAGTACCTGATTTGTACGAAGCGTTTTACTCTAATACAAAGTTGTTTGAAGAATTATATGTTAAATACGAAAAACAAAAAGGCCTTCGTAAGAAGACTATGAGTGCCGAGGAAGTATTCAAAAGTGGTATTTTAAAGGAGAGAACTGATACAGGACGAATCTATCTAGTCTTTATCGATAACGTGATGAATCAAGGCCCGTTCGATCCTGAATACCACACTATCTATCAGTCAAATTTATGTTGTGAAATTTTATTACCTACTAAATCTTTTAAGCGTCTCGATGACGCTGATGGTCGTATTGCTTTATGTACGTTGGGCAGTATCAACTGGGGAGCATTCCGTAACCCAGAAGATATGCGCCGTGCTTGCCGGATTTTACATCGCAGTCTTAACAACATTCTGGATTACCAAGACTTTCTAAGTATTCAAAGTAAACTAAGCAATGACGAAATCCGTCCATTAGGTATTGGAGTTACTAATCTAGCTTACTGGCACGCCAAGCGCAGTCTTAAGTACGGAGACAAAGATGCACTGCAAGAAGTTAAGACATGGATGGAACATCAGTCATACTATCTTACAGAAGCTACTGTGGAGTTGGCTAAGGAACGTGGACCATGTGCTCACAGCGACAAAACACGTTATGGACAAGGTAAGTTTCCATGGGAACTACGTGCTAACGGTGTTAACGAATTAGCTGATTTTGCTCCTGAGCTTGACTGGGAAAGCCTACGTGTTCAAATGAAAGAGCATGGTGTGCGTAATGCAACACAAATGGCTATTGCACCTGTAGAAAGTTCTAGTGTTGTTATTAACAGTACTAATGGTATCGAAATGCCAATGAGTTTGATTAGTACCAAAGAATCAAAAGCAGGATCATTTACACAAGTTGTTCCAGAGTATGCTAAGTTAAAAAACAAGTATCAAATGATGTGGGAACAAAAAGACTGCATTAATTATTTGAAAACAGCGGCTGTGCTACAAGCATATGTGGACCAAAGTATTTCAACAAATACTTTTTATAATCCTGCACATTTTCAAGACCGAAAGGTGCCAACTACATTAATTGCTAAAAACTTAATGCAGGCACAGATGTGGGGAATCAAAACATTCTACTATAGTTTAATTAACAAAGCGGGATCAAAACAAGTAGAAGAAAAGATAAATGGTTTCCACATAGAAGAAACTAAATTTGAAATGGAACTAATGAATGACGATGATTGCGAGGCATGTAAATTATGAGTAAAGCACAGTATAACCTAAATACAAAAACAGATTACCTTGGTCGTAAAATGTTTCTTGATCCTGCAGGCCCAGTAACTATTCAACGGTTTGAAGAAGTAAAGTATAAAAAAATTGCCGACTACGATGCGACAGCACGAGGATTCTTTTGGCAACCTGAAGAGATCAGTTTAAGTAAAGACTCTAATGATTTTAAGGAAGCCAGCGATGCTGTCAAGCATATTTTTACTAGTAACCTACTTCGTCAAACTGCTTTGGATAGCTTGCAGGGTAGAGGCCCAACACAGGTATTTACGCCTGTATGCAGTCTTCCAGAAGTAGAAGCATTAATGTACAACTGGGGTTTCTTTGAAACTAATATTCATAGCAAGAGCTATAGTCATATTATTCGCAACATCTACAACGTGCCCAAGGATGTGTTCAACACAATCCATGACACTAAAGAAATTGTAGAAATGGCATCAAGTATTGGTCTATATTATGATAGGCTCCATATTATTAACTGTCGCAAAGAATTAGGCGAAGCAGTTGATGAGTACGAACATGTTAAAGCAATCTATCTAGCCCTACATGCAAGCTATGGTTTAGAGGCGTTTCGCTTTATGGTTAGCTTTGCTACAAGTCTAGCAATGGTAGAGAATAAGATCTTTATTGGTAATGGTAATATTATTAGTTTGATTTTACAAGACGAGTTATTACACAAAGGTTGGACTGCTTACTTGATTAATCAAGTAGTTAAAGAAGACAGTCGCTTTGCCCAAGCCGCTAAAGATTGTGAATCAGAAGTGATACAGATATATAAAGATGTTATTAGAGAAGAAAAAGAATGGGCAGATTACTTGTTTAAGTTAGGGCCTGTGATTGGTCTTAATGCAAATATCCTTAAAGACTTTGTAGACTTCACTGCAACTGATGCACTAAAGAATGTTGGGATCAAGTATTGGAATCCTGCTCCTAGATCTACTCCTATCCCGTGGTTTAACAAACACAGTGATACTAGTAAGAAACAGACAGCACTACAAGAAAGTGAATCAACTAATTATGTTATTGGGATAATGGGCGATTCTATTAACTATGATGAGCTACCCGCGATATAAGGAGACACTATGGCAAAGCTACAAGAAGAAGTATTAGTAATTAAAGTTAGTAAACTATTAAAAGACAGTGAGAACATAACAGAGATTATCAGCAACGATATATTGCATAGTCTTGAATCAGTAGTAGAAGAGCTTGCAGGTGCAGGTACATTAGTAGAAATAGAAAGAGCGTAATATGAAAGCGATAGTATGGAGTAAAGACCATTGTCCATTTTGTGATCAAGCTAAAAACTTGCTCAAGATGAAAGGCATTGAGTTTGAAGAGAAAAAAATTGGGTATGGCTTCACAAAAGAAGATTTGCTTGAAGCTGTTCCAACAGCTAGAACAGTTCCACAGATTTTTTTAGACGAAAAATTAATAGGCGGATTTACAGAATTAAAACAGGTACTTAAAGGATAAACATGTTAATAGAAATACCCTACAGAACAGGCGACATTGTAAGTTTTAAATTAAGCTCAGGAGAAGAAATTCTTGGTAGACTAGAGGCCGAAGGTGACAAAACTTTCACAGTACTAAAACCAATGGTTCTTATCATGGGACAACAAGGACTGGGACTAGCACCATTTATGTTCTCAGTATCACCTGATGCAAAGTTCACACTTCGCAAAGGTTCAGTAAGCTGTGTTGCAAAAACTCAAGACGATATTGCAAAACAATACACAGCACAAACAACAGGCATTCATATATAAGGAGAAAAGGCCATGACAGAAGTAACAAACACAATTCATGACGAAATTGTATTAGCATTTAACGTATACATTAAAGAAGCAGAAGCTTTTGAAAATAAAAATGTAAAAGCTGCGGCAGCACGGGCTCGTAAAGCACTTGGCGAATTAGGTAAACTAACTAAGTCTCGACGTATGGAAATACAAGAGAAGAAAAACGCAATGTAATATGTGGCGTCTTTGGGCAAAAGCTCTAGGTGAGAAAACAGGCAAGAGCGATAAAGAAGCAGACAGAATTGCTGTCATACGAACTTTAATCGTACTTGCCTATCTTATCACTAACGCATTTATTATAGCAGGTGTTGTAAGACATTGGTAAAGGAAAAACATGTTAGAAACTTGTTGCGATATTTTAGTAGACGCTTACAAGCGTAATTGGATTACCAGTAGAGATGGTAACATTTCTATTCGTCATCACGATCGTGATCATTTTTATGTCACACCTAGTGGTGTACGCAAACAAAACATGCAGCCAGAAATGTTTAAAAAAATTAAAATCTGGCGCACAATTAACAGTGGAGTAGGTTCTGCTGTTTTTAATTATAATTGGGAAGTTATTGAGCAAACTGACCTAAGCGGCAATCTTGAACCTAGCGGCGAGATGCCTTTACATTTTGGACTGCAAAAAGAACTAGGACAGCATAAAAACGATGTTAGAGTTGTTGTACACGTTCATCCTACTTATTGTGTTGCTGCCATGCATGCCGGAATTGATTTAAGCACTATTGTAGATGACTTTCCAGAACTTAGCAGATATACAAAGGTAGCACCTAATGTTGGTGATGTGCCTCCTATCAGTCAGGAACTAGGTGACGCTTGTCATCGCAATTTAAAATTAGACAAAGATGGAAATATTGCTTACGACATTGTAGGTATTAAAGGACATGGTGTAGTTGCTATTGACAGTACTCCATGGCGTGCTTACGAACATATTGAGCGTTTAGAACACATTTGTAAAATTGTATTAGCCAGCGGAGTCTAATGTCTTTTTTATATCGTACTGAAGATATTAAACTTATCAATTCAGTAAAACCGTTACCCTATCTTAGACACGGGCATGATGTTGATAAGATTAGGATGGCTGATATCTTTTTTCAGTCATTAAATCAAAATGAAATTTTAGGACTAGTAGAAGCAGATAGATCTACAGTAGTAGAACAAATAAGTCAATCTATTAATGTTAGAAGCTGTGACGAGTTTGAGCTTGCAAGGTTACACGATTGGGAACAACGTTTTTCAAATGTATATTCAGAAAGTGATTGGACAGAGGCACAATCCTCTTATCCGTTTATTGATGCAGTTGCAAAGATATTTTGGTTAAGTGACCATTTAAGAAATAACGGAACTATAGAGTTTCCGTTAACACAAGCATGGAACAGATACTACAATACTTGGGAAGTAGTTGTGGGCAATGCTAGGATAGCACCCTTAAGATTATTTCACCATAAACCTACGCTACAAGTTATACGATTTAAAACAGAACAGTGTTCTGAAAATATCGAATGGACTAAGACTTTTAAATCACTAAACGACATTGAAACACAATTTGGTCATGCTGCTGTAATAAATTATAGAGCATGGGGTGGATCCTTGATACCCGGAGTTCATTTTTATAACAAAGATAGATACGATAAGAATAAATTAGAGTATCAGAACAAACTTGCTATATATTATAAGATGCACAGCGGATTAAACATTAACATAGAAAAGTCACTGTACTGGAACATTAATAACATATTGGACGGAATAAATGCTTTGGGTTGAATATAACATAAATCAAGTAGGCGACAACTTTAGAGTCGAAGGTGAATGGGAAGGTGAAGTTATGGGTGTAAGCCGTGACGGCACGCCTAAGAGCAGTCACTTATACAAACCAGGGGATGTGTTTATTGTAAACGCAAATGGTTGGTTGTGCAAAGTAGAAGATGTTACTGCTCTGGTAATGAAATACGAAATGAACAAGGCAAAAGATGAAATGTAAGCAAGGTGATCTAGCTCGTATTATATATTCTATACGGCCTGAAAACATAGGGCGTGTTGTTAAGGTAAAAGAATATATTGGAAAGTTTGAGCAAGGTGAACTGTTTGAATTTAGAACTATGCCCTGTAAGTGTGCAGTAACAGATCATTATTGGTGGATAGAAGCAGAAGACTTATCTACATTGCTTGGTGTATCTCCGCAGGCCTACATACCCGATACTTGGTTAGAACCAATTCGCCCAGAAAAAACCAAAGAAACAAGCAAATCAGAGGTTGACATCTTTGCTTAGATCTGTTATAAATATAGATATGTAAGCAACTTTTAATAAAGGAATTAAAATGGCAAGACAATACTCTCAAAAAGTCCGTGCAGTTCGTGCGGCAAAACGTGCCCTTAAAAGGAGCAAATAATGGCTAAATTTAGAGCTCATCATCCACGCAGTATCAAAGCTACTGCACGTAGAATTATTAAAAAGCGCAAGTAAGATATGCCAAGCCCTAGACGAGTTAGTCAAATCTTAAAAGGCAAAAAGCCACCAAAGCCAAAGACAGTTAAAGCTATGGCTAAACGGGCTTCAACACGTAAGAAATAATTAATGAAAGTGTGTGACGTAATTGTAGTAATTCTTGTTACTATTCTTTTAGCTATACACTTTCTTATGTAAATGGTTGTATTCAACCCGTTAACACCTCAACGTAAATGAGGTATTTTAAATTAGGAAAAAGTAACAATGGTAACAGGAAAAGTAAAATGGTTTAACGACGCCAAAGGTTTTGGATTCATTACACCGGATAGCGGCGGAGCAGACCTTTTTGCTCATTTCTCTCAGATTAATTCAGGTGGCTTCAAAAGTCTACAAGAAGGTCAGAGCGTAAGATTTGAAGTCACAATGGGTATGAAAGGACAACAGGCTAGCAATATTCAGCCTGCTTAAGGAATTGTTGTAATCCCTTCAAAGTGAAGGCATTCTGGACGCGGGTTCGACTCCCGCCAGGTCCACCATAAGGAAATTAAAATGATTAAAGGATTAATTTTTGCTACTATAACGATAATTGTAAGCGTATGCTGGGTTGTTTATATGTACAATAATAATGTTCGTGTTTATCACAAAATTGAAAAATAGTATTCTTATGATGGGCCTGACATGGTTTCGACAGGGTGAGATAATGGAGACGGCAACACGGTAGGCGATGACCGTAAATCAAGCAAATCAAGTAAACGCAAATTCAAGCGAATACGCATTAGCAGCCTAAACACTGCTTAGGGTAGGAAATACCTCGTAACAGAAATTACCAGAAAGCACCCTCGGGTGCTTTTCTTTATTGTGGGTACAGAAGGACGTCGTCGCCTGTGCCAACAATTGGATCAACAATAAGTTTACCAAACCCTAACATAGTTTGGTTAGTGTTAATAGAAATGTCTTTATTATTGTTACTGTTGACTATGGCAAGATCAGTGCTTTTTCCAATACCGTAAATTTGAGTAAGGCTGGGCACAATTACACTAGCCCAACGTAAAGCCGTGTCACCGGTGCTAGTGGGTTGTTCAACTCTAGGACTGTTGTTTTGTGGAGAACCTTGTTGTAGTGCAATTACCGCGGCTACTCGAGCTGTAGTATCACCTGAATTGGCAATAGCTTCTAATGCTTTGTATCGTAGATCAACTTACTCCCAATATAATATTGGCATATAAGGCTTAACAGCGAAAGAATTGCTTTAAGAAGTCTCAAATATATTTATGCCTTTTTTGTGCTTGACTTCTAAGTAAAGATACTATATAATTGCACATGACTAGATTAGTCATACATTTAAAGGAATTAAAAATGAAGAAAATTGCAATAGCAACAATCTTAGCAGTAACCGCAATGTCGGTATCTGCTTTAGAAGTAGGTGTAACAGGTACTCGTGATTATGCAGGTACTGACCGTGATGGTTATGGTTTGACTGTTGGTCAATCTTTTGGCAAGGTTGGTGTCACAGCCGGGTTTGATCGTTTCACTTCTGGTACTAACGATCAAAATCGTTACAGCATTGTTACTGGCTACGATGTTGCTAACCTAGGTGTTGTAACTGTAACTCCTAAAGTTGGTGTCGCATATTTGGACAACCAGACTGGGTCTGACGGTTATGCAATGACTGTTGGTATTGGCGCAAGTTTGCCAGTTACTAAACAAGTTAGTGTTGGTCTCGATCTTGCACGTCAATATGGTCAAGACCGTGTTAATACATTCGACGGTAATCGTGTTACTGCCGGTGTTCGTTACAAGTTCTAAACTTAGACAATCACAGATAGAAAGCACCTTTGGGTGCTTTTTATTTGAGTGTTACCATTTTATTTGATTTATTTTTTGATATCTGTTATAGTTATATTTGTATTCAACTTTGCAAGGGTTATTATGTCTATGCATTTGGAAGGCCCGTGGCTCAGTACCACCGGTAAGAAAAAAGGTAAGAAGAAATTCGCTTCGGCAGAACATGCTAGAAAAGCACGTGAGCAAGAAGAAAGTTGGAAGGCTTTTCAAAAGAAATGGGAAATCCAATCTCCCAGCAAGCCTTTACCAAAGGCGTCTAGCCTAAGCTCGACATACAGTTTAAAAATTCCAGAAGGTCGCAATACAACTGCACATATCAAAAGTTTGAACAGCGGATTGGGCACTGCTACTCTTAAGCCAGCCAAAGTGTATACTGGCACTATGGTAAAAGGTATTGCCACTATGCACAAGAGTAATGCGGTTCCTGTCTTCAGTGATCAAGAAGCAGTGGACATCTCTAGTATGCGTAGGTAAATACTCTCTATGAATGAAAAACATAAAGTTAGTTTTGTACAAGTAAATTTCCAAGTAGGTCCAGAAGAACTCAATTCGTTTCATTTACCATACACAGTTGGATGTCTTTGGGCACACGCTCAATCTCAACCAGACATTGATTCGCAGTTTGAATTAAATCAATTAATCTGGCGACGTGACCCAATAGAGCAAGTAGTTGAACAATTAAAAAACGATTCAGTAGTTGGCTTTAGTACCTACGTTTGGAATCTACAATATAATTTACACTTAGCTGAGGCTCTTAAATTACGCAATCCTAATTGTTTAATTATTTTTGGAGGACCAGAGCCGGCTGTGTCAGACCCTGCAATATTTTCTAAGTATCCTTGGATTGATGCTATTATTAAAAACGAAGGTGAAATTACTTTTACTGAAATCCTGCGTAACATTGAGAACTTTGATCATGTGCCAGGTGTGCTAATAAATCAAAATGGTAGCGTACTAGATACTGGTCAGGCAGCACGAGTTGATGATTTATCAATTTTATCCAGTCCTTATCTAACAGGCACCTTTGATCAACTGTTAATAGATAATCCCAAGGTTAACTGGTCAGCTACACTGGAAACCAATCGTGGTTGTCCGTATCAGTGTACATTTTGTGACTGGGGTAGTTTAACACTAAGCAAAATTAAAAAGTTTACTATAGAGCGTGTATATGCTGAACTTGAATGGATGAGTCGTAACCGCATAGATTTTGTACACGTTGCTGATGCTAATTTTGGTATTTTTCCTGAGCGAGATCGATCAATTGTAGAGCGATTTATTGAACTACAGCGTCAGTATGGTGCTCCAACTGGTATCTCTCAATCGTTTGCTAAAAATCAAAATCAAGAAGTAATTGACATTGTAGAACTGCTGGTCAAAAAAACTCTACGACCTACAACAGGTCTTAAGATTAGCTTACAAACTTTTGACGATAATACTCTTGATGCTATCAAACGCAAAAATCTTAAAAGCAACAACATTGCTGAAATACTAGAAATTGGACGAGCAAAAGGTGTACCCATTGGTACCGAATTGATCATGGGGTTGCCGCGAGAAACACTTGAGTCTTGGCAAAACAATCTTTGGAAACTGTTAGACCTAGGTATGCACAACGATATCGATATCTACTACTGCCAAGTACTAGAAAATGCAGAATTAAATCGAGTCCAAAAAGAAGTCTACGACATCAAGACTACAAAAATTTATGATTATTTTAGTCCGTCGGCTCATGAAAATACTGGGGTTACAGCTGAGAGCATAGATGTTGTAATTAGTACTGCCCATATGTCTTTTGATGACATCATTGAAGCTAGTATATTCAACTGGAATTTGTTTACTTGGCACGTGGGCGGTTACAGCAACTTAGTTACTAGATTCTTAAATCGTTACAAAAATGTTTCCTATGAGGAAATGTATACCAAATTATTTAAACAGGCACAACAGCATGAATGGTATCGTATACTGAAACAACAACAGATTGATGTACTATGTGATTGGTTCAAACACGGGCGTTGCACACTTGACAGCGGAATACCTGGAATCAAACTTTATGGCAACAGTATTATATTTCATACTCGCATGATACTAACACTTCAACCTGAGGTTGTTGCCAAATGGTATGACTTGTTAGATGAATTTGTAAAAGAATTTGAACTTGGGCAAGAGTTGCATCAGGACCTTATGGATCTACAACGACATCTTACCGTGCCACTCAAAGAACGCAATTCTTATCCACGAACTCAACAATACCAACACAATGTTTGGCAATATTTAAACGATCACTCCAGTGAGTTACACAAAGTACCTACTACGCTAAAGTTTGACTTTAACGAATCTACTATGAGCGATGCTCAATTTGTTGAGAGAGTATTTTGGAGACGCCGCCTCCGATTTGGACAGGCTAACATAACCCAAATTGTTTGATTAACAAGTAATTTTGTCAAAAGATGTCAAAAACCTTGCATTTCTTTATGGAATGTCGTACAATAGGATATATATTAAACGTTTCGCACAGTATGAGATTGTGCGTCCAATGGAGACAACTACACGAAAGTAGGGTTCTTTCAGAGCCTCGTGAAGTTAACTCCCTTTATGTAATGTGATATGAATTTTGTATCACACCAAGTCAAAGGAGGACTTATGGAAAAGACAATCAGGGCATTAGCCCTTGCAGTAGGTTTGTTGTTTGCAGTAGTTATTCTGCAACACATCACAAGCAATAAGTTTCAAGCTCTCAAAATGTCAGCGGGAGTAAGTTTCCCAGATGTTGTAACAATTAAGACTAGAGAAAAAGAACTCGAATGTTTAGCACTTAACATTTATCGAGAAGCAGGTTATGAGCCTTTTGAAGGAAAGGTAGCCGTAGCACAAGTTACCCTAAACCGTGTTGCGCACCCAGCGTTTCCAAAAGACGTTTGCGGTGTAGTTTATCAAAAGACTACAACAATAAGAACCATATGCCAGTTCTCATGGTATTGTGATTCAACACATCGTAACAGACCAATAAACTCAGAAGCTTACAAAGAAAGCTATGCTGTAGCCAAAAAAGTATTATTGGAAAATTTTAAACTTGACGTATTAAAAACAGCCCTGTATTATCATGCAGATTATGTTAACCCACAATGGAAGTTAGAAAAAATTGGAAAAATTGGAACTCACATCTTTTATAACGAAAAACCTAGAACGATTGAAAGAATATATGCAAAATTTTAATATTGAACAATTTAAAGAAACAATCTCTGCTTCAATCTCTAAAGTATCAGCAGAAACTTTTGGGTGGCTAGGTATTGTAATATTACATGCTTCAACTATTCCTAGTTTACTGGCTGTGATGAGTGGATTAACAGACAGTTTACCACCTGTGGATCTAGTACTGTTAGTTTGGACTGGATTGGTACTGATGTTTATTAAAGCCGCAGTACAGAAAGACATGTTAAATTTAGTCACTATTGGTATTGGATTTATTGTCCAAGCTATGATGATGGCTTTAATATTCTTTAAGTAATTTGGTAAAATTCAATCTTGACAGGACCTACGGGTCCTGTTATACTATAGACTGTATTAACAACCCACAGAGGCACACATGAAAAAGGCATTTTTAGTTTTACCAATTATTGCAGTTCTTTCTGCTTGTTCTTCAATGAAGGACGTTCCAGAACGCAAGACTTACGCACAACCAACCTGGTATCAGGAATGTGTGCAAGAAGGTGTTAAGGGTTGGTTCTGGTGGAAAGAGGATTATGTTTATGCTTGCGGTGCAGGCGAGTCAAAATACTCTCAAGCATCTGAAGAACAAATGGATGCAATCGCTATGAATAACTTTGCCAAACGTATCAATGGTTCTGTTAATTCAGAAACTGTGATTGATATCAAAGACGATGTAAAGACTACTCGTACTATGATTTCTTACAAGGTTACTGACACAGCAATTCGCAGGCATGTAAAAAGCGAAAAAGGTCATTTTACAATGAACGGTCGTCACTATACATTTGTTCGACTTGAAATGAAAAAGAACGTATTCGATCAACTCATAGCTGAAGCTAGTGCTAGGAAGCAGTAATGAAAACTCTAGTCCTACTAGGAGCAATTGTAATACTATCTGGCTGCTCCTCAGCAACCAAAGTTGCTGATCAAGGACCTCAGTACTGTTATACTACTCAGAACATTCAAACAAAGAATGGTGAGCGAGTAGAAAGCCAGACACAGGTCGAATGTTCTGACAAGCCAGGGCATTGGCGTAAACAAGCAGGTGTTGCAAAACAATGCCGCCCTTACCAAACTGTAGTTAACATTAAAGGACGAGATAAAAATGTTCAAGGCATCCTTTGCCAACATCCGGATGGTTCTTGGCATCCTGAGTTTAATTAGTTTAACAGCCTGTTCATCAACTCCGTATTACGGAGATGTTAGTACAGCTCGGACTTATTCAAATCCAGGAAGCTCTATTAACATTCTTTATAACTGGGGCAAGTACACAGCTTATTCTGTCCCAACAGAAGATCGAGCAGAACATGAACGTTGCGTATATTTCGCACTTGATGAAATTTCTGTGGGCGAATCTTGCAAATGGTTTAGCAAGACTAGTTCGGCAAGAGGTGAAGTTCGAGTATCCATTATAAAACCAAACACATGTACAGTATTACATTCTACTATCTGGTACAAAGGCAATCCAAAAAGTTTTAGAGAAGAGGCCTGCCTACAAGGTAAGACTTGGAAATTCGTGCATGGATAAGCGATAAATACTACTTATGATATTTGCTATCTTACTTGCACTATCCGGCCTAACTCTATCAGCAGTGGCCATATACTACAGCGTTATAGGTCTTACCGCAGTATTTGCCGCGGCATTTTGGCCCATTGTTGTTATGGGCACTACATTAGAAATATCTAAGTTAGTTGCCGCAAGTTGGCTCAAAGCATATTGGACTAAGATACCTTTAGGAATGAAAGTGTACATGAGTGCCGCAGTAATAGTACTCATGGTCATTACTAGCATGGGAATATTTGGTTTCTTAAGCAAAGCACATTTGGATCAAAATATTGTAAGTGGCGATGTCCAAAGCAAGATAGCTATTTACGATGAAAAAATCAAAACGGCAAAGGACAATATAGATGCGAACCGGAAGGCGCTTAGACAGATGGATGAAGCTGTGGACCAAGTTATGGGTCGAAGCAATGATGAAAAAGGTGCCGACAAAGCTGTTGCAATCCGAAGAGCACAACAAAAAGAACGTGTCCGCCTTCAATCTGAGATTGCGGCCGAACAGAAAACTATTACCGCCCTTAGCGCAGAAAGAGCGCCGATCGCCGCAGAGGTACGCAAGGTCGAAGCTGAAGTAGGTCCGATCAAGTATATTGCTAACTTTATCTACGGTGACAATCCTGACGCTAATATTTTAGAGAAAGCAGTTACATGGGTAATCATTATTATTGTTGTGGTATTTGATCCGCTGGCTGTGATTCTATTGTTGGCCAGCCAATACAGTTTCCAATGGTTCCGAAAGCAGGAAGAAGAAACTCCAGAAATTGTCGAGGCAGAATCAGTTCCCGAAGAACCTGAAGCTGAGCCAGAACTAACTCAGTCTTGGCCAGAACCCAATCCATTATGGCCGTTTCCATCAGCGGCTTACATGACCAGAGAAGAAAACATTTTTGATGTAATCAAACACAACGAAATAGTGCAGGAAGCTCCCTATCAGCCAGGATACGAAGATGTCACAGTCAAAGACGATGCTGGCATGCAAGAAGAAACGTCCAAGTTGGAAGAATGGAACACCATGCTCGCCGAAGCCGAAAAGGCTGTAAATCAAGAGCGTGAGCTAGAAGACACAGAAATTTTAGCATCTGCGCCAGACACTGAAGCACAAGCTATGACAGCATGGAAACATGATAATCCAAATTCTAGCCTTAAGTTTCAAAGGCAGCTGTTAGAAAAGGGTATCATAGATCAGTTGCCCTGGCAGAATTATCTCAAGCCTCAAGCAGACTTCGTAGACGAAGCAGCTGTCGAAGCTAAGAAATGGGCTGAAGAAAATCCCAACACAGAAGAATCAGCAAAGGCCAAAGAGTGGGCTGAAGAACGTGGTGTTTCTGATGTGTCATGGATGGAACATGACGAACAGGGCAATCAGATCAAACGTATCAAAGAAAATTATCAACAGAATGCTGAACAGAACGAACGTACAATTTGGCAACGCATCCAGGATGCCAAAAAGTGAGTGATCGCATTCTAGTTGTTACTCCTCCAGATGACACCTTGTTACAGGGTATTCGAATTGTTCACGTAGAACTAACAGAAGAACATAGTGCTATTGTTTCTAATGCATTGATGCAAACTACATTGCCCCATACAATCATTAACTATGTTTGGAGAATGGGAGATTCAGTTGCATGGTTAATGGACAAGATTGTCAAGGCTGATTTAGTTATATTCAATGCTTCTCCTGAGAATAACGGTGCTATCGAACTAATTATAGGCTGGGTAGCTGCCCAACCGCAATCCTACTATTTTGGTAATCTAAAAGATTTACATATGGTCAATGATCGTGCTATATATAGTGTTGGGGAAATTTTAACCTTATTGGAGACGGTCTCAAATCATCATGAATAGATTTACAAAATCAAAAGGCACCGGCGTTGTTCTTAAAGAAAACGAAAACATCAATCAAGCACTGCGCCGTTTCAAGAAAAAAATCGAAGAAGCTGGAACACTAGATGTTCTTCGCTCAAAAGAATTCTACGAAAAACCAACCACTGAACGCAAACGCAAGAAAGGCGCTGCCAAAGCTCGCTGGCGTAAGAAACTTCGCGATCAACAACTCCCACCTAAACTTTTTTAAATCATTGACATTCTGTCAGAAAGGTAGTATAATAGCTGTATGAACACAGATATTATGATCGACTTGGAAACGCTAGACGTTCTCCCTACAGCAACTATTTTAACTATTGGTGCTGTTAAATTTGACCCATTCGGCGACGATGTAAACGAAAAGAATTGTGAAAAATTCTATGTTCGTGTGGATGTTGACAGCTGTGATCGTATCGGAGCCACAGTTTCACAGGCCACGTTGGATTGGTGGGCTAATCAAAGTCAAAGTGCGCAAGACGAAGCCTTTGATCCCACCAATAGAATCCCAGTAGAAGATGCAATAGCACAACTTTACAAATTTTGCTGGGGTGCTAAACGGGTATGGAGTCACGGTGCTGGTTTTGACGTTACCATTTTAGAATGGTACTTCCGTAAAATCGGCAAAGCTATTCCTTGGCAGTTCTGGGAAGTACGAGACACCCGCACAATCTTTGATGTGGGTATCAATCCTAATCGTCCTCCAGTACTTAAACATCATGCACTGGAAGACGCTTGGAATCAAGCAGTAGGCGTACAGAATGTCTACAAAGCTCTGCGTACCAGTACAATGAGCAACGGCAATTACATCGCACCATTTGCAAATCAAAGGTAATAATATGCATTATACAAACACAGATAATCCTATTGATTTTCCTAAATCAATGGATTCACAGACTAAAGAAGTTATGGATATTCTGCAAGAGGAATGTGCAGAAGTAATTCAAGCAGTTAGCAAAATCAGTCGCTTCGGACTAGATAATTTCAAGCCCGGCAAGCCTAAAACTAACCGCGAACATTTAGAAGAAGAGCTAGGTGATATGATGGCAATGATTGATATCCTACACAGCATGGATATTGTGTCATATACTAATATTGAGCGAGCTCAAACTGCTAAAATTGAAAAGCTAAAAAAGTGGTCAAATATTCAGAATTTAGAGAATATCTGATATAAATAAAACTGTGAATTGTACCGTTAAGGGCAGTTCATAGAGCATAGTGCTCAAATAGATCTTACTTTATAAGGAGATGACAATATGTCAAAGATCATCGGTATTGACCTCGGCACCACCAACTCATGCGTGGCTGTTATCGAGAACGGAACTTCCAAAGTTATTGAAAATTCAGAAGGTGCTAGAACCACACCTAGTATCGTTGCCTATACACCTGAAGAAATCATTGTTGGTGCTTCAGCGAAACGCCAAGCAGTAACAAACCCAAAAAATACAATTTACGCCAGCAAGCGATTGATTGGTCGTAAGTTTAAAGAACAAGCAGTTCAGAAAGATCTGGACTTGATGCCTTATGAGATCTACGAAAACAGCAATGGCGATGCGTGGGTCCGAGCACAAGGCAAAGAATTAGCACCACCTCAGATCAGTGCTGAAGTGTTGCGTAAGATGAAACAGACTGCGGAGGATTATCTAGGTCATGAAGTTACACAAGCAGTTATCACAGTTCCTGCGTACTTTAACGACAGCCAAAGACAGGCAACTAAGGATGCTGGAAAAATCGCAGGCCTGGAAGTACTGCGTATTATTAACGAGCCTACTGCGGCAGCTCTTGCTTATGGTGTTGATAAAGCTGACAAAGCTGACAGGAAAATTGCTGTTTATGACCTTGGTGGCGGTACTTTCGATGTATCGATCATTGAGATCGCGAATGTCGACGGTGATAAACAAATTGAAGTTTTAAGCACTAACGGAGATACATTCCTTGGCGGTGAAGACTTTGATCAGCGTATCATGGACTACTTGGTTGACGAGTTCAAGAAAGATCAAGGCATCGATCTCAGCAAAGACATGTTGGCTCTGCAACGTTTGAAAGACTCGGCTGAGAAGGCCAAAATTGAATTGTCAAGTTCAGCTCAAACAGATGTCAACCTTCCTTACATCACAGCAGATGCCACAGGTCCTAAACACATGAATATTAAGATCACACGTAGCAAGTTAGAACAACTTGTCGACGAACTGATCACACGTTCATTAGAGCCATGCCGTATCGCTCTCAAGGATGCAGGCGTGAGTGCCGCAGACATCGACGAAGTTATCTTAGTTGGTGGTCAAACACGTATGCCTAAGGTACAAGAAGAAGTTGAAAAGCTGTTTGGCAAACAACCACGTAAAGATGTAAACCCAGACGAAGCCGTAGCAGTCGGTGCTGCCATCCAGGGTGCCGTTCTAGGTGGTGATCGCAATGACGTACTGTTGTTAGACGTTACTCCACTCTCCTTGGGCATTGAGACCATGGGCGGTGTGATGTCAAAGATCATTCAAAAGAATACTACTATCCCGACCAAGGGGCAGCAGACATTCTCCACAGCAGAAGACAATCAACCAGCAGTGGATATCAAAGTGTTTCAAGGTGAGCGTGAGCTTGTGCAATATAACAAGCTGCTAGGTGAATTCAAACTAGACGGCATTGCTCCTGCACGTAGAGGGCAACCGCAAGTTGAAGTTACCTTTGACATTGACGCCAACGGTATTATGCACATCTCTGCCAAAGATAAATCAACAGGCAAAGAAAACAAGATCACTATTAAATCTAATAGCGGACTATCAGAAGCTGAGATTGAAGCTATGATCAAAGATGCTGAACTGAATGCAGACGCTGATAAAAAAGCACGTGAACTGATTGAAACTAAAAATTCAGCAGAAGCACAGGTACACGAAGTCAAGAAAGACCTTGAAGAATTCCGTGCAGAGCTTACAGAAGCAGAAGTCACAGAAATTGAAACGGTGATCACTGAAGTAGAATCAGTAATGAAAGGTGACGACAAAGAAAAAATTGTCGAAGCACTTAACAAAGTTTTCCCAGCAATGAAAACACTGTTAGATAAAAAACAGGCCAAAGAGCAGGCAGCACAGCCGCAGCCTACACAACCTGGACCAGATGATGTAGTTGATGCCAGCTTCACAGAGAAGAAGGCAGACTAATCATAACCGAGGTACTTTCGAGGCCTCAATTGTTCTTACTTTATAAGGAGACTATTATGAACAATCAATTAACAAAATTAGATGCTCTAAGCAGAGCACTCATTGGGTTTGACACCATGTTCGACCAAATGGAACGTCGGTACGCTAACAGCGTACCCAACAACTATCCTCCACACAATATCCTCAAGACTGGTGAGAATCAGTATGAGATTCAAATTGCTGTGACAGGATTTGAAAAATCGGAAATTTCTGTAACTGTAGAATCTAATGTTCTCACAGTTACCGGCGAAGGAGCAGAATCTATTCGCCACGAAAATCCGGAAATTGTTTACTTGCATAGAGGCCTAGCTACTCGTGATTTTGCCAAGGAATTTCCTCTGGCCGAACACATTGAAGTCGCTGGTGCAGAAATCCGTAACGGTATGCTAACAGTAAAACTGATACGCAATGTACCAGAAAGCGCCAAGCCCAAGGTCATTGACATCGTTGATATTAAATAGTACAATATAAGGGAGGGGAACCTCCCTTATTAAATACTCAACCATAGGAAACATATGTCGACAGATACCGCAGTAGAAGAATCAGTAGTTGTAGCACTTCAACCACCCAGCCTATGGAAAGTGGTATTGCTCAATGACGATTCCACTCCAATGGAATTGGTTATAGAACTGCTCACAGGAATTTTCAAACACTCAGAATCTTCTGCTAAAGAAGTTACTCTAGAAATACATGAAACCGGCAGCGGAGTAGCAGGTGTTTACAGTTTTGAAATCGCCGAACAAAAAGGCATGGAAGCCACAGCAGTGGCCAGACAGAATGGATCACCTTTGCGGGTATTAGTGGATCCAGAATGAGTCTAAGAGAGATTACCAAAGATCTGCATCACGAAGCAGAAACCACAAAGTTTGCCAAGATGCTACTCAGCGGCAAGATTGAGAAACAAGATTATAGAAATTATCTCTATAATCTTTTGGCAGTCTACGACCCAATTGAGTGGTACAGCAAGCGTCAAGGATTTTTCGCCAATATGCACGATCTTCCTAGACTCAAAGCAATTCACGCAGACTTCACAGAATTAGATGATGGCAGCTATTGTTATCTAACACCTGCTACATTGGAGTATCAGGCATACTTACATAAACTAGGAAACGATGAATACCGTAAACATTTGGTTAAGGCGCATTTATACTGCCGTCATATGGGCGACCTATTCGGTGGTCAAATCATTAAGAAACAAGTAGCACACATTTCAAGCGGCAAGTTCTATGAGTTTGATAATGCTGATGCTATGAAGATGGCGATTAGAGAATTACTCACAGACGACCTCGGAGACGAGGCTCGTGTAGCGTTTGAATATGCTATTAAGATGATGAGAGATTTGTATCGTGGAGAGTAAGGTTTGGGACAAACTAATTGAGATACAACACTTACTGGAAGACTCATTCGACAAAACCGGTAAAGAAATTAACGAGCCTGGAATGGATCGCTTTAATCAGCCTGGCTGGGTCAATAGGGTATGGAGTAGCGAACACTATCGCCGGGCTCATGTTGATGTAGTCGATGCAAGAGAATCTAAAGGTCTTTGGATGATGCATTGTTGCATCTTTCCACATATACATAACCCTGCACCGATTTACGGTTTTGATGTAGTAGCTGGCAAGAACAAGATCACCGGCTGTTTCCATGATTACAGCAATGCTGGAGATCCAGAGCATCCTATGATGGATTGGTTTGCTGACGAAGTTAATAAACTAGATTGGAATCGTACTCGTAAACTTCCAGACTGGGCAGAACGTATTTTTAGCCCTAGTATGGTAGCTGCGGGTAACGTACAAGATGAAGCAGAACTAGAACAGATATTTGCTATGGCTCGTACTACTCTAACACATTATTTAGAGTCAGTGGGCGAGACTAACAATACAGCAAATAACACCACAGAAGCACAGAATTACTACTGTGAAAATCAGAAGCAAAACCCGCATACACCGCGTGTAATGGTGAGTTTAGGGCTTTCAGAAGAGGATGTTAAGCATTTTATACAAGAATGCCTGTTCCCAGAAATACGCTAAATATTAGTATGAGATTTTTTGAATTCCTATCTGAAGCGAGTATTTTTTCTCTAACATGCGGTCCCACATTCCGCCTTGGGCTTCAACTAATAGGAATTCAAATGCTCTCATAGCTAATATTTAGCGTATTTCGGGGAACAGGCATTCTTGTATAAAATGCTTAA